ACCACCAATCACCATTGTAGAATGGTAAATAAACACTTGATGATGCTGAGCCACTTATAAATTTAAGATTAGCATATTGGTAATAAGGATCAATAATAGACCCGTTATAGGATCCACTTGTATAAGCTGAACCGGTATATTCTAATACTACTCCTAAATTAGCTGTAGTATGTTTCCATAATGATTGACTATATGAAATAGAAGCTGTAGGTAAACCCGTTGTTTGAAATCTAAATTCAATAGAATTAGGATAAGTAGTACCATACGGAGCGGAAGATGCTGTAAATGGAATTCTTACAGATCCATTTTTAGATATATTAAATGCATAATTAAATTCATCTTGCCAATAATCGTAAGTATTTGGATTTTTATCTTTACCACCAAATTCATTTATTCGTAAAATAGTATCAGGAATACCATACAATGTAATTAATGCTCTTAGACCTTCTGGTGTGCCTTTCTTTTTAAGAAGATAAGGTAAATTATTATAAATACGTTTATATGTTTCAGCATTAATATCATATGTAGGCATTAAAGAACCAGTAGCAGAAGCAGTTACATATGTGTTAATATACTCTAAAAATGTTCCTGCTGGTACTGGTAAAGAACCAGTTGTGTAAGGTAAATTATATAAACTGCCTGAAGGTGTGATACCTAATAGAGCTGAATATAAATCATCTGTTGAAAAATTATTTTGGTATATTTTAACACCTAAATCTCTTAAAATATCGGCTACTAAATCTTTAGATACACCATAATTTAAACGATTATCAGCATCAAATTTATTTGTAACGTCTTTAATGTAAACCCAAATACTATCAAAATTTTGACCTACCATGTCAACAAATAAGAAATATTGACTGTTAGCCGGATCATCCGTTAAATATGAAGGTATAGCATTTAAAAGACGATTATTGTTTTCGTTATCATAATCTTCAGCAACTATAGATTGAGCATTTAAAAACGCTAAACCCGCTACCGAATTGGCTCCAGCATTTACATAAGGGTATGTAGAGTTAGTTTTAGGCCAAGCTGTACTTCCGGATTCAAAATATAAATAATATTCATAACCACTAAATCCAGTTATGATTTCATTTATTTTATTAAACCAAACATTATTACTTGCTGATATGTAAACACTAGTAGTACTAGAACCAGCTATACTTGCACTATATTGGTATTGTTCAAGTAAAGTTAATTTATAATAAAAGTTTTCTAATTGGGTTTGTGCCGAACCAAAAGATACAAATTGTGAATAATCAGAATAATCAATATTAATTTCTATTCCTCTTTCAGCTAATAGACTATTAATTTGATATTGTAAACTACCTGTTCCTTGAGTTGATGTATTTGCTGTTAAAGAAGTATAGTTTACAAAAGGGGTAGAATTATTAATTTGGTCCTTAAGGGCTATATTTAAATTAGGCCCTTGTAAAGGTATATTATTGTCCAAAACATCAAATGTTTGAACTATACTAATATTATATGCGCGTGGAAGCGCAATTGATTCTACTACCCAACACTGTGTGTTTACATCAAATTGTTGAGGTAAAGGTTCATATAATTTAATTAATACGGTTGGATTATTTAAATCAGCAACATCTAATAAAATATTATTAGCAATTACTAGATTATTATTTCCAAAATCAATATAAAAATCAACAAATACACTACTGCTAGCTCTATAATCTATAAAGTCATTAGTGGATGCAATAACATTAGCATTTGAAATAATAGTTGTATCTAATCTAATTTCAGTTCTATCTGTGCTAATTTGGCTAATATAATAGCGACTATCTGAAGTTGATCCTAATCTATAGGTTAAAAAATTATATGCTGTATTATATGTACCTTCTAAAAATCCCTGAGATTTTAAGTCATTTTCAGGATCAATAAATAAATTATTATTTAATAAAGAATATTGAGGATAACCAGCAACATTTTCGAATAAGATATTTCCATTAAGATCATATATAAAATATTCAATATGATCTACGGTTGAATCCCAATTATCAAACACACTAGTTCCAGGTATAAGACTAACATCTTGTCCCGAATATTCTTGAAACTCAAAAGTTTGAGGATTTAATTGTTGTATGTTAACTATTTCAGCCATTTTCTATGTTGTCTTTGTTACGTCTACTATTTGTTGTTGTAGATCTAAGTTTTCTTGTCTTAGTGATGTTATTTCTTCTAATAATGACTGAATTAAATCATCATTTTGAGCTGTAGCCCCTATATATTCTGTACTCGTCGTAATAAGGTACTGATGGGAATTTATATCTCCAAATTTAGGGATAATATAAAATAATTGTTGATAATAATCAAAAAATTGTTGTACCGAAATCTCGGGTGTTGGGTTTGTATCCACAACAGGTTGAACCAATTGGGTAAATTGAGTATCAATTACTTTCTCGTATTCATTTTTATTATACGATTGTTTTACTAATTCTATTTGGTCTGCCATTATCCGTTAATAACTTTGAATGAATATTGATCGTTATATACTATTGTTGAACCGTTAATAGTTGATTGAATTAATACAGTATAATATCTTTCAGGTTGCAAACCATTCATATACACATCGAAATAACTACTTGTTGAATCACAACTTAATTGAGTAAATTGAGTATCAAATCCAATTACGTATTCATTTGTATCTAAATCTTTAATAGCATAGTATGAAGCTGTTGGTAAAGCATAGTTCTGAGTGTAAACAGATGCTGTTTGCCAAACCTGAGCTGGATATTCTGGTCTACCGTAAACTCTAAATCTATTAATACTTTCAGAATAAAAGAATCCTGGGTTTTGTGCTAATGTTATTGTTGCTGGTAGTTGGTTTAATAAAGGTAAACTTCCAGTATTATATGAATAGTCTCTCCAACTAAATTGTAATTGAGGAGGATAAATTGTATGGGTATCTCTACTAAAGAATTTTAATTCGGGTTGAACATTAATATTATCAACCCATTCTGTTGCATCCGATAATTTTATTATAACACCATCATCTGAAATAGAACCGGTGTACCAAGCTCTAACGATATTAGTGATGTTCATGTTTATATCCTTATCACTAAAATAGTCAAATGTTTGTGATGCTGATATAGGGTAAGTATTTGTATTAAACCAAGCTGAAGTTGAACCTGTCCACCAATTACCACCACCCGCGGAAGCATAGGTTGTATTATAAGAAGCAGTAACACCAGCAGGATAACCACTAGTTAACCATTGAACGGAACCAGAATAATCTTTCCAAATCCAACTTGTACCATTAGTAGCAATAGGATCATCTAGATAAAAACCGGTACCCATTCCCCAATTACCATAAACGGGGAAACAATCTATTGTTGTATTTAAAGCCATTCCTGTTGACGTTGCAACAAAACATTGAAGATTAGCTTTCCATAAGGAATTATTTAATAATTGAGCTGAGCTGCTAATTCCTATTTTATTTATTAAAACATCATCTATTTCAGCTTGATCAAATTGAATAAGAAATCTACTAACTTGAGGGTTACCATCGTTAGCTGTACTGATTTGGGTTTGAGACGATTCTATAATTTCATCTAATCCTGTATTCATGTTAGGGAATAGAGAATATATTGTAGCGTCTTTTGTAGGGAATATTTTATATACTGCCATTGTTTAATATTATAGTGGTACTACTTTTCCTTGAATATCTTGGTTTGGATATTTAACTTCAAAAATAGATGGGTCAAGAGATGGATAAATTACATTATTTGTAGTAGCTGCGCTTATATTATAGGCATAAGGGCTATATCCTAAATTTTCTCCAACTAAATTTGTTATTGAAATATTTTTTACTGTTTGTACTCCTGTTATTTTATCTAATAAAACATATAAATCTCTTAATAGAATAGGTTGATTAATTGACCATTGATCTATAGCAAAATAAGCTTGTAAAGCTACTATACAATCAGTTAATACTTGGTTATTATTAAAATTTGGTAATACTATTATTTCAAAATTTACTCCAATATTAATAATAAATCCATCTCTAATATTAACGGCATCTCCAATCATTCTGTATTGAGATAAGTATGTTGTTAAATTCAATTTTAAGGCGTCAGAAGCCGTTCTTAATGTTTTATCCGCGTTATAGCTTAAAACATATAAGTCCAACACAGAATTAGATTCTCCTGCGGACATACTAACGCGTTTAGATGGTTCTATATACGCTTTAGCTATAACACCATATTTAGCAGGCATTGAAAGTGCTCTTACTAAATAATCATCTTGTGTTACGTTACGTAATTGAGAAGCAAAATTAGCCATTGCGTTTTGTCTAATTTCTTCTACTGTATCTCCATCACCACCACCATCAGCTGCTATTAAATTTGTAACGGCTAAAGAAGCATATATTGCATTAGCGGTCGTAGGATTTAAATTTGCATTTAAGAATGTTGGTGATGAATTTAATGTATTTAAGACATTAGATTGAACATTAGCTGTTACACCACCACCTGTTAAATATCTAACTGTTAAAGTTGTATTTGAAGGAGCAATACCGTAAGTTCTTGTAAATAAGAAATTTGAAGGTGAATATGCTGTTGTTAATTTTGTTTGTTCAAATGGTAACCCTATACCCACATTATTTGGGTTAGGAGTAATATTTTCATCTACATCGTTTGCTGTACCTGCACCAAATTGAAGTTGTAATGAACCTGAATTAGGGAATTTTGTTGCAAACCTACGTTGTTCTTTTTCTAGTTTTAATAGGTATGGAGCATTACCTTGATCAAGATAATAATTAGGATCATTTGGGTTTGTATTTTTGATTGGTTTATAAACCATTTCTTGACCTAAATAATCTACTTCATACCAAGTATTACCATCACTATCCACAACATCTAAAATTCCTATAATTTGAGGGGAATTTATAGTAACGGTTGAAAATTGAACCGGAGCTCCAAAACTAAAAGTAGTAGTACTGATAGTTGCAGATATTGCTTTTCTTGTTTTTCTTAATAAATAAAATGTTGGGTTACCTCCCGATGTAGCATATATTGTTACTTCTGTAGGATCTTGAGAAGATGAAACCGTAAAATCAACCGGATCTTCTACTAAAAATGTTGGTACATTAAGTAATGTTGAAGAAATAGTTGTGTTATTAGGAATATATAAAGCATAATCATAGTCAGGTACATAAATACCTGCTACGTTTTTAGCAGGAACTTGTTGATAAAAGCTAATTTCAGTAGTTGCAACTTGAGTTACTGTTGGTTTATAACCAAACATATATGCTAATTCAAATAAATTATTTGTTTGGCGAGCATATTGTAAAAAGTTTTCTTGAAATTGATTATCAAGATAAAAAGATAAAATATCACCTACATAAGCGGCCATCTCCATAAACATCATACCTGGTGATGCTGGAGTAAAATCATTATAAGTTGTTGGAAAATACGTTTTAGCATAGTCGACTAGACTTGCTCTTAATTCGGTAAAATCCTTATTGATATATTTTATATCTTTTTTAGTATTATTAACTGCCATTATTGAAATGCTATTTGTATTTGATCTGTTATACCTGTATCTTTTACGTTATATTTTAAAACTACTGTAATTGTATTATCATCTGTATTTTGTAATACATCTAATGATGCTACAATAACTGTAGGAAAATACAATGCTATTTGGGATTGTATATCTGATTTTAGGCCTTCTATATTACCGTTTGTTATTTGTTCAAAGATAAAAGCTCTTAAATTAGCACCAAATAAAGGATTTAAATATCTTTCGGTTTCGTTGGTTAGAAAGAAATTTAATAAATTATTCCTAGTAGCATCCTTAGTAGTATATGTTGGGTAAAATACTGCGGGTGCATTAAAAGGGATAGAAACACCAACCGCGGTTCCCGGTTTTTGATCTATTGGAAATATTTTTTGAGCTCCGTATGCCATTATCTATTATTCATTAATCCCATAATTTGACTTAAATCAACTTCGCCTTCAGGTAATTTACCATTAATTGAATCAACGGGTCCTTGAGGTTTAAACGGAACATTTTTTGTAGTTGCTACACCACCATGTTGCATTTCTTCAAGCATACCACTAAACATTGCTTTACGTTCAGTTGCGGATAGTTGTTTAGGTTGTGCAACGTGTGGTTGAGCGTATGTGTTTTGAGGTACATATGATTCATTAACTACTGTTGCTTTTGGTGATTTAACTGCTTCTAGTAAAATTTCACGCAATTCTTCTTGAATTGCTTCTTTTACTGCTTCTTTGATGAGTTTTTTAAATTTTGTTGTTTCCATCGTATTATAAATATTAAAATTAATAAGCTTTTAAATTATCTCTATCAATTATTAATTTAAGTTCGTTGATTAATATTTGAGGTTCTAGAGTAAATGATAATTCTGTTTGAATTAAAACTATACCACTTTGATTTTTACCTACAGCTCTATAACGATTCACTGTTGGTGTGTAAGGGATAGTTTCAATTTCAATTAAGAAACCAGCATATGTTACCTGGTTAATAGTAGTATCGGCTTGTGTTTGTTGAGCTGCTATAGATATTAAACTGTCAGATATTGGTGTTAGACCAGGGGATGATGTATTACTTGCTAAATCAGGTACACACTGTTTTAATTTTAAATCTAGAGCTGATAAAATAGCTACTATCTGCTGTATATATTTATTTATTATTGAAATAGGAATAGCAGCGGCTGCTACTGATCCTGCTATTTTGGGTAGTCTCGCTTCACCTAAAGGAGTGAATAATTTTTTACGAATTATAGTTTCTAAATCAGCTAAACCAGAAGTAACAGCTCCAGGAACACCAGGAGGTGCGGGAAGTAATTTTGAACCTGCTGAAATTGCTGCTTTAGCGATATCTAAAGATGTTAATGCTATTTCGGTTATATCTAAAAATCTAGATAAACCTGTAATTGATTGGGTAAGAGCGTCTAATTGTGTACCAATAGCATTTAAAGATACTACTAAACCATTTCTAAGAGTAATAATTTTTCTAATTGCAGGACTATTTGGATTAGGACAACCATTAGCAAATACTGTTTTTAATACTACAGGGATTTGAGTTGGCAGTTCGGCAAATGAAAAAGATCCAAAATTTGTTAATTGAGCTCGTAAATTATCTTCAACAATTTGAGTAGCAATAGGAATTGATTCTTTTCTAGCTGTTAAACTACCTATTTGTACATCTAATCCCTTAGTACCACTTTTTCGTTTAGCATCTAAAGTATTAATTTGATCTTGGATTTTTTGTTGTTCTGCTTTTGATTTTTCTTTTGCTTTTGCTATTTCGTTTTCTACTATCTGAGTGATAAGTTGGATAACAATATTAATAGCAATTGGTATAAGAGCAACAATAATTTTTTTACCTAGATTTGTTATAATAATACCTAACTTAGCTGTACCTTTAGGTTTTTCAGTATTAGCATTATCTATGGCTTCGTTGTCAACTGGTATTACTTTTTGAGTATTATTATTTGCTGCCGCTTCATCCTTTTTACGCTGTTCATCCGTAGATTGAGGAGTTGGAGGAGGTGTAGGAGGAGGAGGAGGACTTTTAACTTCAGTAATAGCAAATGTTCTATCTAAATTTTTACCAGCAAAAGTACCTTGAATTATATTTATTAATTCTTTTGCTAGGGCTTCATATCCTACAGAAGATACAGAAGCGAATTCACCTGTAAGAGTTGTACCTGCTAACCCATCAGGAGCAGATGCAGGAAAAGTTGTAGTTGCTTTTGCTCTGGGACCTTGTGTAATTAAAGTAATCTCCTGTCTATAATTTCTTTCATTATCAGACGTAGGATTTGTAATACTAATTATATAAATAGGTGTAGCCATTATGCCGTTTTAACTGATTTTGATTTAGTATCTTCTAAATTTGTTTGTAATTGATTTAATGTAGTTACCATTTGAGAAGCAGCCATATTGAGAGTACTAATAGGAACTCCAGGGGCTGTACTTACTACGGTTGAACAAACATTCATAAAAGCATTTAGGTTTGTTATTAATTGATTTAATAACTGGACTGTTGTATTTCCTAATAGAACGGGTTGTGTTGCGTCTTTTGAACCTATATAAACCTCATTTGATTGAATTATAGTACTAGGAGCATCAATGTTAACCGAAGTTATAGCATTTAAATTAACTGTTTTTTTAGCACTTAATAAAATATGATCGGTACTGCTATTAAATACTAAACGTCCTGAACTTAAAATAAGTTGGTTATCCTGGTATTTGTTAGGGGTTGTAGGTTTATCTGATTTATAACTAAAATAACTTGTAGATGATGCATTTAAGGGTATTTGCTGGGTTGAAGTAGCATAAATAGATGTTAAATCATTGTTTATATCTTCAGTTACAGGAATCCAACCTTCCCTAGATGCTCTAGGAGATTGTCCATTTCTTAAAATAATGATTGGGTCACCATTTGTACTATTACCAGCCGACCAATTATTAGGAGTATTCTTAACAGTTGAACCCCATCTTATACTATTACCCCATCTGCCTTCTTGTATAACATCACCTTCAAAAGGTAAAAGTGGATGAATGTTAGAACGTTCTTTAAAAGTAGCACCTAAAAATATTTCTGTACTTTGGTCTGTAACACGTCTAACACTACCTACCTGTGTTTGGGTATAGTCCTTTTGTTGTGAAGGAGGAGGTGTATTTGGGTTTGTTGGATAAGCGTTATGGTGTGGGTGATTCCATAATGCTACTACACTAAGATAATATGATTTTGAAGATGTAGTTAATTCACCAATATTATTATCAGGTAAAGTAACAAGAAATACTATCTCATTTACTAAGGGATATGTTTTAGCATTAGGAAATAAAGGAACTGCAGTTGAATATGATACACTTTCTTGAGGATTATCTACTGCTTGAAATTCAATAGTACCTAATCCATTCCATTCCCCTAGTTCTTTAAAACGAGGATGGGTTTCACTCAATACAATACTTTTAACACGAACCGCGGTTATGGTTTGTGCCAAAGTAGCCAAGGCATTAAAAACATTTCCCTGGTTGGTAGTATTTAATTGTTTATTAAAGGATTCAAATCCAAATTTGGTTGCCATTATTTATTCCCCTCGTGTATTTTATCTATTTCAGCAAGTAATTGAGCTTTTTCTTCATCCGAGATACCAAATCCACCATCATCACTTGATGTTGAATTTAATGCACGTTGGATAATAGTGGCCATTTTGATAAGTTGCTCGTCATTTTTAACACTTATTTCTAAGTATTCTTTAATTAACGGTACT